CGCTTGCCGATGACGGCTTGATTCGCGCCTATGACGCGGCCCGCGACTTCCATTGCGATGAAGTTCCGGGTTTCAACCTGGAGGACTGCTGGGAGTGGGACTGTCGCGTCTTCACGTTCGATTTCCTGTGGAACTGCTACGCCATCGCGTGGGGCATCAAGGCCTACGACAAAGCAAAGCAGCCGACAGCAACCACCTAACCACAGCCCGCTTAGTCGGGCTTTTTCATTTCCGAAGGAGAAGCCCCATGGCGAGCTGGACTGATCACTCTGCAGCTTGGCTTGCAGAGCAGGTTAAAGCGCACCCAGAAATGACGAAGCCAGAACTTCGGCGCTGGTGCTCCAAGAACTACCCATTCGCGCAACGCAGCGGCTGGGCCTACAAGGCCTGGTTAAAAGCCATGCGTGCGTACTTCAACCCGCAGGCCATCCGCCCAAAGCGGCGCGGCGTGCTTCAAGCATCTACCCAGGAGCTTGAAAAACGCGGCCAGCAGCGGCTGCTTGATTGACAGGAGAAGACCATGCAAAACGTGCACCCCATCTTTCAGACCGCCCTGCGCGGCATCGCCCCGCCAGCAGATGCAAAGCACTGGCAAGCGATGTGCATCCAGCTACGCGCCGAGCTGTCGCTGTACGACGCGCCACGGCCCCCGCGTGGCCAGTTCGCCTACACGTTCCAGCACCCGGAATTGGGGCCGCTGGAGTGCCACCTCGAAGGCGAAAGCGCAGCACCAGAGTGCGGCTGGCCTGCACGGATAACGCTCTGCGAAGCCTACCTGCGAGGCATCGCAATCACCGACCGACTCACGAGTGACGAGGTGGAATCAATCGAAATCGCGGCGATGCAGCCGCAGGACTATATGGAGCCAGCATGAAAATCGAACTGAAGGGGTATTTGTTCTGCCGCTTGTACGGCGGGAAGCCCGAATTTGAACTGCTCCCTTGGGACTGCCGCATATGGGATGCAGCGAGCGTTGACGGGCGCGTTTTCGTCACAGAGCACACGACCACGGTCGAAGTGCCTGACGACTTCGACCCACGTCCGCAGCAAGTTGCAGCGCTGGAAGCCGAAAAGCAAAAGGCCCGTGCCGAATTCCAGGCGCGGATCACCGAGATTGACCGGCAGATACAGAGCCTGATGGCGATTGAGTGGGTGGCATGAGCGACAAGACAAAGCACACGCCAGGGCCGTGGGAAACAAAGCCCGAAGAATGCGACAAGCCATACATCCGCATCCGAGGGACAAGATTGGGATCGCGCTACAAAGTGGCAAACGCAATCACACCCGTGTACGACGGGGTTGGTGCAAGAGAGGCGGAGGAAACCAGAGCTAACGCCCGGCTGATAGCCGCCGCGCCTGAACTGCTGGAGGCTCTGCGTGGACTCATGAAGCTTGACGAAGACCTGTGCTCAGAAGGCGCGATAGAGGCACTGGACAAAGCCCGCGCCGCCATCGCCAAAGCAACCGGAGAGACAGCATGACCACCCACCCCAACATCGGCACCGGCCTATTCGTCTGCGCCATCTTCGCCGCATTCTTCGCAGCGCAGCACTTGGACATGACCGACCACAGCGCAGAGCACGCGCAGGCCGCAGAGATTGAGCAGCGCCTGAGCGAAGCAGAGCAGCAGCGCAGGCGCGACACGGCAGCGCAGTATGCGTGCGGGCCACAGTCGGCCTACGAATGGGAGGGCCCAACCACGATACGTTGCTATACGACGCGGGGCAAGAAGTCTGGCGCCGTGGAAGTGGCTGCGCAATGAAAACCCGCATCGCCATCGCCTGGGCAACGTACCGCCTCTATCGCAGTTGCAACCCGCGCCGCGTGGCCCTTCGTGTCGCGTGGCGGGCAATCAAAAGGGGCTGACATGAAAACAGAACTTACTTCCGATCGACTGCGTGAGCTTTTGCACTACGACCCTGAATCAGGGGATTTCACCTGGCGTGTGGACAGGACAGGAAAGGCTGCTGCAGGCAGTGTTGCCGGATGGAAGAACAACGATGGCTATTTGGTAATCAGCATAGACAACAAAAGCCACAAAGCTCATCGCCTCGCCTGGTTCTGGATGCATGAGCGGTGGCCATACAAAGTTGACCACAAAAACCAGATCAAAGACGACAACCGATTTTGCAACCTGCGAGAGGTGAACGATTCTGAAAGTTGCCAGAACAGACCACTGTTCAGCAACAACACCAGCGGGTTCAGAGGTGTGACTTGGCACAAGAAAACAGGTCGCTGGATGGCCCACATCAGGCACCTTGGCAAGCGCTGGAACTTAGGCTACTTCACGACTGCAGAAGACGCATATGAAGCCTATAAGCAGGCTGCGGCGCAGATGCATACCCATAACCCAGAGGTAAGCCAATGGACTGCCCAAGCGGAAAAGTAGTGCACACGCTCAAGACCGCCACGGAATCAGCAAAGCGCGCACGCAGGCGCACAGAAACGCCCCTCGCGCCGTACCGCTGCGCCCACTGCGGAGGCTGGCATGTGGGGCAAAAGAGCGGGCTGAAACGGCCCGTGAAGACGATTTACGACAACCACCAATTGAGGGGAGCGTGATGCACCCAATGCTGCAAGAGAGCTGCGACGAAGCCGTCGCATGCGCCCAGATCGAAAACGACCAATCGCACCTACTGACCAACGACCAAGGAAAAACAAATGTCCATAGCCTGCATGATCCTCGGGCAGTCCGGAACCGGAAAGACAGCCAGCCTTCGCAACCTCGACCCGGAACACACGCTGCTGATCCAGGCAGTGAAAAAGCCCCTGCCATTCCGTTCTAGCGGATGGGCATATTTCGACAAGGACAAGACGCCCACAGGCAATGTCTTTGTGACCGACCAAGCGCAAACCATCATCAAGCTGATGAAGGGCACGAAGCGTAGCGTCATTGTGCTGGACGACTTCCAATACATCCTGGCAAACGAGTTCATGCGCCGCGTTCTGGACAAGGAAACTGGCAACGCGGCATTCGCCAAATACAACGAGATTGCCCACAACGCATGGTCAATTCTCATGGCTGCCAGCCAGCTATCCGATGACAAGCGCGTCTATATCTTGGGACACACCCAGGAGGACGACAGCGGCCGAATCAAGGCCAAGACCATCGGAAAGCTGCTGGACGAAAAGATCACCATTGAAGGGCTATTGACCATTGTTCTGCGCACCGCAGTCATCAATGGGCAATACCTGTTCAGCACCAAAAACAACGGTGCCGATACGGTGAAAGCGCCGATGGGCTTGTTTGAAGACGAGCACATCGAAAACGACCTTGCAGCCGTGGACGCTGCGATTTTTGGCTACTACCAACTCCAACCAACCAACTGAAAGCACACCATGTACCAACTCGACGTTCAAGCCGCACGCCACGCAGACACCGCAGGCGCCACCATCAAAGAGATCGGAAAATACGTGGGCGAATTTGTCCAAGCCAAGGACGTAGTGACCAAGAAAGGCGGGCGCGGCATTGAATTCATCTTCAAGAGCCAGGGCGGGCAAAAGGCCAATCTCGCCATCTACACCACCGGGGCCAATGGCGACCGCTACCAGGGCTATGACGCGCTCATGGCCATCATGACCTGCCTGCAACTGCGCGGCATCAAGCCTGCCCCCGGCAAGGTCACGCGCTACGACTTCGACACGAAGAAAGAAGTGGTCGAAGACGGCACGGTGTTTCCAGACCTCCACAAGCCCATCGGCGTTCTGCTGGAGACGGAGGATTACGAGAAGAAAGACGGCAGCATCGGCACCCGCATGGTGCTGAAAAACGTGTTCCAGCCCAACACGGAACTGACGGCCAGCGAGATTCTGGACAAGAAAACCCAGCCTGCCGCGCTTGCAAAGATGGTGGAGGGGCTACGTCACCGGCCATTGAAAGGCGCACGCCCTGCCCCTGCGCCGCGTGGTGATGACGGCGCGGGTAGCCCGCCTGCTGGGCATCCGGCATCGTCTGGGTTTGATGACATGAGTGATGACATCCCATGGTGATCTGATGCCAGTCCGCGATTACAAGCGGTATGCCCTATCGCCCAAGGGCAAGGCCGCAAGAGCCAGGGCGCACGCGAAGTACATCGCCAAACGCCGCGAACTGAACAAACAACCCAAGGCCAGCACTGCCGCAGTCGCTGGCCTTATTACTTCATGGGGACGAAATGAGCAGCTTGTACGAAATCGCCACGACATACCGGGCTGACGTTGCCCGACTGGCTGACCTCGATCTACCGGCCGAAGTCGTGACCGACACCCTTGATGCCATGAGCGGTGAATTGGAGGTGAAGGCGCAGAACGTGGTGATGTACGCCAAAAACCTGCAAGCCACCGCCGTCGCCATCAAGGAAGCAGAAGAGCAGATGGCAAAGCGACGGAAGGCCATCGAGAACCGGGCAAAGCATCTTCTCGACTACGTGCATGGCTGCATGGAAACCGCCGAAGTTCAGAAGATCGAATGTCCTTACTTTCGATTGGCGATCCAAGCCAAACCGCCGAGCGTGGACGTGTACGAACCCGGATTGATTCCTGCCGAGTACATGCGCACACCCGAGGCGCCGCCTCCAGCGCCAGACAAAACCGCAATTGCCAAGGCCATCAAAGACGGCCACGAAGTGCCAGGCGCAAGGCTGGTGCACGGCACACGGCTGGCGATCAGCTAACCCCACACCCCAGCCCGCACCCAGCGGGCTTTTTTACGAGAACACCATGATCTCCAACGCCATCATTTACCGCATCGCCCCCCTGTGGCCCGCCGACCTGCCGGCAATCGAGGAAGCCCTGGCCAAAGCGCCCTTCGTTGAATGCGGCGCCACACAAGAGCGCTCCGTAGGGTTCGTTCCGCCACTCGGCGAAGAACACGGCGCCCTGGTCGAAGCCATCGGCGGCCAGTGGATCTTGCGTTTCAAGACCGAAACCAAGGCCGTTCCCGCCGAAGTGCTGACGCGCAAGGTGGACGAGAAGGCCGCAGCCATCGAGCAGGAAACCGGCCGCAAGCCGGGCAAGAAAGAGCGCAAGGATCTCAAGGACGAGGCCAAACTGGACCTGCTGCCCATGGCGTTCGCAAAGCAGGCCAGCACCTGGATATGGATCGACCGCGAAGCGCACACGCTGGTGATTGATGCCAGCAGCCAAGGCCGCGCGGACCTGATCGTGTCGGCGCTGGTAGAGCTGCTGCCCGGCCTGTCGGTGTCGCTGCTGCACACGCAGATAAGCCCCCAGGCCGTCATGTCCTCTTGGCTCTTGGATGGAGACAACCTCAGCACGCATGACCGCTGGAACTTCGACATCGGGCGTGATTGCGAACTCAAATCATCCGACGAAACGAAGGCTGTCGTGAAATACGGCCGCCACCCGCTGGACATTGACGAGGTGCAACAGCACATCGCGCAGGGCAAGCTGCCCACCAAGCTGGCACTGACCTGGGATGACAGGGTTTCGTTTGTGCTGACCGAGGGCCTGCAGGTGCGCAAGCTGCAGTTCCTGGATACGGTGTTCGAGGGCCGTGGCAACGATGAAGGCGGGTTCGATGCGGATGTGGCTATTGCCACGGGCGAGCTGGCAAAGCTCATTCCCGATCTGATCGAGGCGCTTGGCGGCGAGGCCGAGAGCGGCATTGGCAGCGCTGCGCAGGCTGTGGCGTCCACACCCGTTGCCGCCGTCGCGGAGCCGCCGCCCGACCCCTATTTCAACGGTGGCGGCCCCGACCCCATGTACCAGCAAGCACTCGACACCGTGCGCAAGCACAACAAGGCGAGCATTTCCCTGGTGCAGCGCCATCTGCGAATTGGCTACAACCGCGCCGCGCGGCTTCTGGATGGCATGGAGAAGGCTGGGATTGTGAGCGCGATGAGCGCAGACGGCGCGCGTCAGGTGATCGCATGAGTCGCCAGTTGCGCCGCGCGATTGATCGAGCAAAGCGAAAGATCGCATCCAGCCCAAAGGGGCCTGCCAAAAAGGTATCCCGCAACAACTTGGGGATAGCCAGTGTCAACGTGGCGCTGATGTCTGCTGCGGACATCGCCAAGAAAATCGGCCACGGACAGCGCGCAATCGAGGCATTCCGCACCGGACATGGCACCTACGCCCACTGGCTCAGGCTGTGCACGCATGCGAATGTGGGCCTGGCCATCGAGCACATCGGCGTTGTCAAAGGCCTGAAGGACGAGCTGATGGAGGGGTTCGCCGCCCTCCAATCCATTTCCGACCGCATGGAGACGGCCCCAGGCGTGTGGACTCCTTCGGCCCTGCGCGCAACAGAACTCGCGGCCATCCGATCCCTGGTGCGCTGGCACGAATTCCAGCTCTCGCAAATCTCCTACCGCGAGTACGCAGACGCCTACAACCGAGCGGCCGGCCGCGTCACCAGCGCAGGCGGCGAGATTGTGGACATGCGTGCACTTGAGGCCAGTGCATGACGCCGGCAGAAATCCGATGGCGCGCAGAGCGCCTGCAACACCTGCTGGCGACCGAAGAAATGGAGCGCTTTGAGGCGATGGCCCAGGTGCGCCAGGAGGCGAAGTACCGGCCATGGGATCAATCACAAATGATAGCTGCCAGCGCTTTACAGACAAGCGCTTTAGGCCAATCTGAATGGAAATCATGAGCACACAACAACCAGACCTTCGCACCGCAGCCCAGGCCGTCATCGACCGCTGGGAAACCCCGCTGTGGAAAGACGCCCCAGCCACCGCCGGATACATCGCCGCGCTGCGCGATGCGCTGGCCGCAGCCCATACCGAGCATCGCCTCGACATGGTGGACCGCTGGTACATGGTAGACAAAGACGGCATGGCGACGCGGTGCGCAGATCAAAAGGATGCAGAGTTCGAGGCAAAAGACGCGGATGCCGCGTGGCCCGAATTCAATCCGCACCGCGCCGTACTGCTGGTAGAGGCCAGCTTTGACGCGGAAGACATGGCAACCGCAGCGGCACAAGGGTTCAGGGATGGAGTGGCGTCCGTCGCAGCAAGTGCGGGGGAGCCGCGCGACCTGAATCCACGACACATCCGCAAGTTCTTGCAGGCGCTGCAGGCAGGGGAAATGTCTGTAAGCCGCGCTGTGGAAATTTTGGATGCGTGGGTGGATGGCTACTACAAAGACGAAATGGTCCCGCCGCCTCCGCCCGACTCTTGCCTGATTGCTGATGACGAATTCCCAATGGAAATAGTCCGCAAGCTGCGCAGCGAATTGGCCGCCGCCCCACCTACAGCACAAGCGGGAGGGTGGATGCCAATCGAGACTGCGCCGAAGGATTCTGGATACCTCCTGCTACGTGGCGGGCGCGAACAGGACGTAGCCAGCGGCTACTGGCTTCAAGCGGCCTACGCGGGAAACGGCGCATGGATTTGGCCGTTTGTCCACATGACCCCGAGGT